CAACCAATCCGCTTTACACCTTTGATATTTTGGTCAATAACCTGACCCCAATCAATGGTGGCGTTGGCGATATTGGAACACAGGACATCACCTTTACGCTAAACTCTGTTGTAACGATAGCCGACACCGGCACGTTCTAATTTAACAAAGGGGCAAAAATGGCAAAGCTAATTATTACTAGGGCAGATGGCACTAAGTCTGATCATCAGATTACGCCAGCAGTAGAGTACGCTTTTGAGCAGCAGTTCCGCAAAGGCTTTCACAAAGCCTTCCGCGAGGATGAAAAGCAGGAGCATATTTATTGGCTTGCATGGGAATGTCTACGCCGCGCTGATGCGCCTGATGTCAAACCTTTTGGCTCAGCGTTTCTAGATACTTTAGCTGCGGTAGATGTGGTGGCAGACGATTCCCCAAATGGCTAACGCGCGATTCCTTCACGTATAGGGTTGCTCAGCTGAGTATCCATACTGGAATTGCGCCTAGCGAGTTTATCAATATGGACACAGACTTGCTTAAGGCTTTTTATGAAGTCCTAAAGCAACAGGCGAAAGAGCGAGAGAATGCCAATCGTAGTAGAAGGAATCGTAGGGCTTAGAAAAGCCTTGCGAAATTACGATACTAACTTGCTTAAAGAGTTTGATAATAAAGTTAAAGCAGAACTCAAGCCAATTGTAAATGATGCTAGAAGCAAAGTGCCTAATTCTGCACCTGGCAATCTGTATAACTGGACAGACACAGGCAAAGAACGTAAAAGCCGAACAGGCCGAGCAAGGGCGTTTCCTAGTTATAATGCTAGTTTAATAAAAAAAGGTTTGACCTATTCACTAGCAAAAAATAGGCAAGACAAAACTGGCTTTGTGTCTATGTTTACTTTGTTTAATAGATCAGCAGCAGGTGCGATAATTGAAACTGCTGGCAGAGCAAACCCATCAGGATCATCACGCAGCGAATCAAATAACCCTAATGCTGGTCGTACCTTTATTGGTGCTATGAATGATATTGGTGGCTTAAAAGATTACAAAGGACAAGGACAAAAAACAACAGGCCGATTATTGTTTGCAGCGTATTGGCGTAACCGAGGCAAAGCCCTAGATGCGATTATGAAAGCAATTGACGTTGCAAATGTCCAAGTAGGTCGGGAAATTGACAAGAGCAAGAAATTGGTGGCGTAATGGCTTCTTCAGATATTCTAATTAATATCATTGGACAATTCCAAAAAAAGGGATTTAACGATGCAGATAAAGCATTTGGCAAGTTAGAGAAAAGCGCCAAATCATTAGGCCGCGTAATAGGCGTTTCTCTAAGTGCTGCCGCTATAACTGCTTATAGTAAGAAAGCAATATCTGCTGCAAATGCAGACATCAAATCGCAAAGACTTTTAGCTGTATCACTTAACAATGTCGGCTTGGCTTACGCTAAAGTAGATGTTGAACAATTCATACAAAGATTACAAGACCAAACAGGTATTTTAGATGATGAGTTAAGGCCTGCATTTGCTCAGTTAGCACAAATAACAGGATCAGTTCGCCGTTCCCAAGAGTTGCTTGGACTTGCTTTTGACGTTTCTGCCGGCTCAGGTAAAGACATTAATTCCGTTGTTGACATTTTGACTAAAGCATTTTTAGGCAATACAAAAGGTTTGAAATCTTTAAACCTAGCTTATACAGATGCCGAACTTAAGGCAATGGATTTTAATAAAGTTGTAACAATTTTATCTCAGCAGTTTGCAGGACAAGGCGCAGCTTCAGTTGAAGGTTTTGAAGGGAAGATGAACTTGCTCAATGTTGCAGCTTCCAATGCAACAGAAACAATTGGTGTGTCTTTAATAACTGCACTTGAGTTGTTATCAGCCGATAATTCTATTGAAACTGCTACAAAGAAAATGAAAGGTTTTGGAGATGCTATTGCCAATAACATTACGGCAACAGCATATTTAATTAGAGAATTAGGCAAGATACCTGGCGCAGGTGTTCTCGGCAACATATTTGGTTTTATTGAAGATCGGATTTCTTTCTTCTCACCTTCCAATGCCGCTAACCTGTTAAAACAGATTAAAGGCTTTCAAGGTATGGGCAACATATCTGTTACAAAATCTAGCCAAGATACACAAAAGGCACAGATTGATGAAGCAAGGCGAGCAGAAGAAGCAGCCCTAAAACGCCAAAAAGAAATCTTGGCATTGTTAAAGCAACAAACTAAACAACAAAAAGCCATGGCCGCTGCTGCCAAAAAACAGAAACAAGAAGAAGGCATTTTATCCGAAATCAATAAGCGGTTTGAAATGGACCGTATACAGATTGCTGCGGCTTTAGGCGGTCAGATTAATGATGTAGAACGCCTACGCCTAGAACTAATGCAGGCCATTCTTGATGAGGATGTAAAGCGAGCCATTATTCTTGAAGGTCAATTAATCAAAGCTGAGGCTGCGGCTGCTGAGTTGGCTTTGTTGCTAGATAGCTTAGATGAAATGGTTGGAGATCCATTTGCTGATTGGCCTGCCACCATTACACGCATTAAGGAATTACTTAAGACACTTAACATTAAAATACCTATTGAAACCCTATTTGCTGAAAAAGGATTAAAACTAGATCAAGACAAAATGACAGTTACCAAGCTTGAGCGCATGGATGTAACTGCCACAAATGTTTACATAAATGGTGCAAGGCCGCTTGATGAGTTTGTTAATCCCTTTGACCCTGGAACTTTAAAGCATGCCATAGCGGAAGGCATAAAAGCCGATTTAGCTTTAAGCGATGCAGATGCTTTGTTGGGAGAATCTGAAGCATTGTTAGCATTAATTGAATCGGAAAGAGCTTTAGCAGAAGCAGAAAATGCAATTAGAGCAGCTGAACTTGCAGCATTGTTTGCCAAATTAGGTCTTGATTCTGAAGGCAACCCAATGACTACAACTACGATAAATGTTAACGTTGAAGGCAACGTAACAACTGCTGAAGATTTGGCTGAAGTTATCACGGACATTCAATACAACTATCAAAAGACCGGCAAAGGCTTGTTGTTAAGCAGTAGGGCGATTTAATGCCAGCCCCTACGCTGCGTGTATTTGTAGACTTTGATAGTGATACCGCTTTTGAAATTAACCCATTAATCTTAAATAGCGCAACTGAAGGCATACTAGATACGAATACCCTTGGCTCAGGCACGTTGCCACTTGAGATAACAAGTTTAGTTAGTAAAGTTGCAATACGCCGTGGTCGCAATCGTTTAACATCCCAGTTTGAGGCTGGCACAGCTAATGTAACTTTATACGATCAGAATGGTGATTGGAATCCCACCAACCCAAACAGTATCTACTTTCCAAACCTTGTTCCGCTTAGGCAGATAATTATCTACGCTACTTATGCTTCCAATGATTACTTTTTATTCTCAGGCTTTATCACTAACTATGACACAGGCTTTAGGCAAGGCAACGATGAGCTAAGCACAGTTACCCTGCGTTGCGTAGATGGCTTTAAACTGCTTGCAGGATCAGGCATAACAAATGTTACAGGCTCAGGGGTACAAACTTCAGGGGCTAGAGTAAATGCCATCCTAGATGAGATTGAATGGCCTTTAAGTTTGCGTAACGTAGATACAGGCGATTCAACCCTTCAGGCAGACCCAGGCACAGACAGGAATGCCCTTCAGGCGTTGTTTAACGTGGAACAAAGCGAGTTCGGGGGCATCTTCCTAGATGCCAACGGCAAAGTTAATTTCGTAAGCCGTAATGCCCTTATAGCCACGCCAGCGTTCCCGGTCTATGAGTTTAGCGATCAAGGCACAGACATTTCCTATACCAATGCCATAGTGGCTTTTGATGATACAAACCTAATAAATGACGTAACCATTACACGCTTAGGTGGCACAGCTCAGAATGTGTTTGACCAGCCTTCCATTGATAAGTTCTTTTTGCATTCAGGCCAGCGTTCAGACATCTTGGTACAAACCAACGCTGAGGCTTTAAATCAAGCCCAAGGCATCCTAGCCACACGCAAAGACCCTGAGATACGCATAGATAGCATTCAGTTGAATCTTTATGATGATGCCAACCCCAATAAGCCATTGGCAGGGGTAGACATAGAATTACTAGATGGGGTAACAGTTACTAAGACTACCCCTGGCTCATCCAGCGTGGTGCAATCAAGCCTGGTAAACGCGATTCATCACGACATTACCAAGTCATCCTGGATGACTACGCTATTCACCACAGAACCTTTATTGGCAGGTTTTGTCCTATCTTCAGATGTATCAGGTATACTAGGCTCAGATAGTCTGAGCTACTAAGGAGAAATATGGCAGGCGCAGGATATAAGCTGTTTCAGACAGGTGATGTCTTAACAGCAGCTCAGGTCAATACGTATTTAAATGAGCAAACAGTTATGGTGTTTGCTAATGCTGCTGCACGCACTAGCGCGCTCACCAGCGTATTAGCTGAAGGAATGATGTCTTATTTACAGGACACTAATTCAGTAGAAGTTTATAATGGAAGCTCTTGGGTAAATGTTGGTAACGCTGGTGATATTACTGAAGTGCAAGCTGGCGTAGGAATATCAATTGCAAGCGGTACTGGGCCAATTCCAGTTATTACAAATAGCTCAACCGATCTTATTACTACTGCTGGCGATATACTTTATGGAACAGCGGCAGACACAGTTGCAAGATTGGGTATTGGTGCAGCTGGGCGAGTATTGAAAGTTAATAGCGGTGCTACTGCACCTGAGTGGGCAGTAGATCCAACAACAGACGTAGTAACAACAGCCGGTGATTTAATCTATGGAACTGGTGCAGATGCAGTAACAAGGCTAGGCATTGGAACAGCAGGTCAAGTTCTTAAAGTCAACTCTGGTGCAACTGCCCCTGAGTGGGGAACTGCTGCAAGCGGTGGTGGTTTAACTTTACTTGAAACTTTAAGTTTATCGGGAGCAACTACGACAAGTGCAACATTATCTAGTTCATACAAAAACTTACTCTTAGTAGTTAAAGGTGTTTATTTAGCAGGTAATGGAACAGTTTATCTTAGAATGAATACGGATACTGGAAACAATTATTCTTACGCGCAAGCGCGTTATCAAGGTAGTAGCGTATCATTAAATACTGGTTTTCTAACAAATGTAATTGAATTAATAGATTCAGGAAACAACTCAACAGCCACACAAAATTGTTATGGTGTAATAAATATCTATAGGTATAATGATACAGATATAATAAATTGTGATTTTAATTTCAATGGGTATATTGCAGGCGTTCAGCGTAATAGTAGTGGCACAGCTTATTACGACAATTCAGCAGCAATAACTACAGTTAGCTTTACAACAGGTTCAACATTTAGCGCAGGCACAGCCTACATTTACGGAGTTGCATAATATGAGCATACCAACAGTTAGAATCTATAACAGCGAAGGCGAGTTTGTAGATAGAGAAATGACCGATACTGAATATGAACAATATGGTGAAATTGCTGTTAAAGACAAAGCAAAGTTTGATGCAGAAATAGAAGCACAAGCTAAACGAACTGTGGCTTTGGAAAAACTTACAGCTCTAGGCTTAGACTTGGACGATCTAAAAGCCCTAGGGCTCTAGCACAATCCCCTAAGATTCTGTAATTTAAATGCTATAATAAATAGATATGGCAAAGCTATGCAAGGCAGGGATACAACTGCGCGAGCAGGTAGATGATGCGTTCCCCGATAGAGATAGAACTTCAGATGGCTGGATCGGTGATAAACGTCATTCAGCGCGTAAGTCCGATCACAATCCAACTGCTGAAGGCATTGTACGTGCCCTTGACATTGACGTTGATTTTAGGTCGCACAAAGCAGAGCCCTATGACTTTGCGGATCAGCTACGATTACTTGCCAGACTTGATAAAAGAATCTCTTATATCATCTTCAACGGCAAAATTGCCAGCTACAAACGCAATTACAAATGGAGAAAGTACACCGGGATAAACCCACATAAGACACATATTCACATTAGTTTTACTGCTAAGGGCGATTCAGATGGCAGTATGTTTGAAATACCGATACTAACAGGAGAGCCCCTACATGGAACAACTAAAGCAAGTAAGCGCAAGTTGGGCAAGAAGC